GCCTCGTTTTTAGATTGCAACGCTTGCGTAATAGCGCTAGCAGCATCCGACTTTGCCTGGTTGGCAAGTGATTCTATAGACTGAGTCTTGGACAAAATATCTGCGACCTGTCTATCGTGTTCCTCAGATTGTGCTTGCATGGAAGTGTTGACTGCATCGATTTCCGCATCAATATTCTGTTTAATAGTATCAGCATAAAGCTCTGCTTCTGCTTTTGCTTGCTCGATACCGTCATTGATGGATTCAACTCGCTTGTCGAATTCAGCGTCGAAATGGCGGTTTGCATTGTCAATTTCCTTCTGCAGTTTCTGTTCAAAGGATGCTGACAATCTTCCAGTTGCTTTATCAACACTGCCAGCGACCATGCTCGCTACTGTCGAGCCAAATGACTGCGACACCTTGCCAAAACCAATTGACTTCAATCGCTTAGACATCGGTCCGAAATGGTAGCTAGAAATTTTCAAACGCAAATCCACATCGAATCGCTCGTGGAATACACTTACCATGTCGAACATCTTAACAGATACATCAGACTTGCCTTTGACATCCAGATTGATAGAATTTTCAACCAAATCGCAAAGTGTTGAACTGAAATAACGTTTCCCGTAGGCAGTTAAGCTAGCCACATCTGTCACATCCTGGTCATTGACCTCAATATCTGCTTCGTAGATTTGGCTGTACTGACTAATCAACGGACTATCCACAGTCACAACAATAACACGGTCTTCCTCGCCCTCAGACTGGCCTTGGATTATCTTTTTGAGGTGCAAACGTGTCTTTAAGTTATTGATATTCTCAGACTCTTCATAGCTACTGAGATTCTTTTTATACATAAATAGCGACTCATTCTCAGTACCGCCATTTTTCAACAATTTAACCTGGTACTTGTCACGCACCAAGTCACCACCCCACTGACCAATAACAGAGTGTTTGTCCTTGGCCAAAGCATCCATAACCGAAACATTGGACTCATTAAATGTATGACGGTCTAAAATGTCACTAAAAAACGTAAATGGACATGGTCGCTTAACGCTACCTGCCAAAGCAGTCATAACCGTCTGCCCTGGAACCCTGTCAACCGAAATAGAGTTGATAGAGTAGTAATTCAATAGTGTTGCGACCTGCTTAGCATAGACCTGCACATGACCTTTGGCTTTTTTTACTTCAAAAATAAAAAATTCCTGTTCACCGTGTAGATCATCAGCCAGCAGAAAAACTTCCCGTCTAAGCAGATTCCACTTCCCATCAGTCAGCGGAAATTTAAAGGAAAGTTGGTAGGTGCTATTGGCCTCCTGCACGATGTCATCATCGTAAGCAAGATTAAGCGGGATATTACCGTCTTTTAGATAAATCAAACCTTGTACCTCCAATTCCCTTTGATTGTTATTTTTGAGACAGTTCCACTTGTTGCAATACCGCTTCTTCCAACAGCTATCTCAAAGAATGGACCACGTTTGCGAATGGTGTTCTTTACAGCACCATTCTTGTCATAGATATTTTGTCGCTTATGCCGACAATCGATGGTCGCACGAGTATCTAGTTCTAACTCCATCAATTGCTGACCAATGGTCAAGGTCACCCGTCCCGAACCCTCTATGATGATGATAGGTTCAGAATAGACCGTACCTGGATTCTGCACAGAACCTGATGAGGTCAAAACGACGTCAGCTGGATTTTTAACATACCGAAACGGATGCATGGACACCGTAATTTCCACCTTCCAACGATGTGGACCAAGTGGCACGTAGCTACTAGATACCAAATTACAGTAAAAAATGCTATCCCTCAGATAGCCGAATTCTACTGTATTATTTTCCGACTGAAAAACCTCAATCAAGCGCATAGCATCTGCCAAATGTCGTAGCGTGATGATAAATGTCCTGTTGTAGCCATCATACGCACCCTCGCTGACATGTAGTTGACCATTGGCACCGAAGACCTCGACTTGTTCAGACCGCTCGACTGAAGTTTGTGCTTTACCAAAGTCAAGAACATGGCAATCTGCCAAGGTCGAAGTATCTAAGCCATTGATAATCATATAGTTCATTAAATACCCTCCCTTGCCATAATCGCTCCTTGATGCATGTAACTATTCTGAGCCAATTTCTCACCGTCCAGATAAACTGCCAACTCCTTATCCACCAAAGCAGATAGGAATCGCTCGATGTTCGCCAGACGAGTAGCTAAACTATTTCCGCCATCATTTCCAGCCAAATCACCAGTAGAAGACAGCAAGTTTCGACGTACATCCACCGATGCACTTGACGTCATATCATAGGCCAAAGATTGATTTTCAAAAGGCTTAGCAATTGCTCCAGCCATACCGGATACCGTTCCCATGACGTCCTTGAATCCCACTTGCAAGTTGGTGTTTAAACCTTGCATGATAGCAAGACCAGCAGGTTTCAAAAGTACACGGTCGTATGAGATAGGACCCTTGTTTTCCGCAATCCAGCCAGCAATACCGCCTACGAAACTCTTGACACCCTCCCAAGCAGACTGCAAACCACCCAAGAAGCCATTCATGATGGCGGAACCTGCCCCAGAAAGGTCAATATTAGCAATTCCTCTAATGGTAGAAATAACATTAGTGATAACCCCATTGACAGCACCGCCGACGCTAGATACAACGCTTTGAAAACTTGTAAAAGCACCCTTGATGCCAGAGATAACACCATCAATGACCCCTTTCGCAACTTGAATGGCATCTTGAATACCCATCCAAGCCAAGGAAAAGACATTCTTAAGCACACCAACAGCATTTCCAGCACCAGAAAATGCTAATTTTATCCAATCAATGACAGTTCTAATGATATTCCCAGCCGTCTGAATAGCTGATTGAATATTGGTCCATGCTGACTTGATAAAAGCACTCAAACCTTGACCAGCAGTCCCCAGATTACCAAACATACCGATAGCTACACCAATCCATTCAGCAATTGTGCTCAACACAGGCTGAACGAAATTCAAAGCCTGTACCAGAAAATCGACTACGGGTGTCAAAAACTCAATAGCAACTTTCAAAGCATCAAATGCAAATGAAACCCCTGACAAGACCCCTTTGAGGATACCTCCAAGGAATGACCCCAGAATTTGCAAGACAGGCATCAAGGCACCACTCAAAATCGTAATCAAAGGCTGAGCAGCGTTCCACATGTTGACAAAGGAATTGATCACAGAGTCAATCGCTGGTCCGACAATACTCATGAAGGTCTGGAAGCCAGCTTGTAAAGCTGGTAAGATGGCACTTATTAAGGACTGGAATCCTGAAAAGTCCATCCGAGCAATGCCATCCATGATAGTTGTTATCACCGCTCCAACTTCCGCACCAATTGATGAAAAGAAGCCAGGTAATTGCCCAAAAGCTGTCTGTAGCCCAGTCATAACTGGTTGAAATGCTGTCAGAATCCCTTGAAATTTTAAAGTAATAGAGCTTAAATCAACACTCATTCCTAAACTTGAAAACAAACCCTGAAACTGTTGAGCAACCAAAGGACTAGCCTCAGCGATAAAAGTGCCAATCGCAGATGGCAAACCCTTGAAGATATTCCCGACCATCGGAATAAAGTTTCCAAATAAGAAGTTAGATGTTGTCGACGCTAAGGCTTGCAATTGTGGCGTGATATTCTCTCCCAAAGACAAACCTGCAAGTGTATTAGCCCAACTTGCCTTCATTGCAGCAAGCGAACCCGTGTAGGTATTCTCAGCCTCTGCAGCTGCTACACCTGTCAAACCCATGCTTTCTTGGACAAGGTGGATAGCCTCAACCACATCCGCATAGTTACTGATATCAAATTTGCGACCCATAGCAGAAGGCAAGCCCTCAGCAGTCGTCAGCAAGCGTTCCATTTCCGACTTTGTCCCACCAAATCCGAGTTTAAGATTATCCAGCATGGCATAGTTACCGCGAGCCAAACTTTGATAAGTCTGTTGGATGACGCCGATATCTGTACCCATTTTAGCCGCATTGTCCGTCATATCCATGATAGCCACATTTGCCATGTTGATTGCCTTGGTCGAATCACCACCAAGAGCTTGTTTCAGACTGGCACCCATGGATACAGCTTGCTCTGCGTAGGTGTTTGCCGATATTCCAGCCTTGTAGGCCTCTTTTGCAAACTGCTTAGCAGACTCTTGAGCGCCGTCATAGATAGTATCCAGACCACCAAAAGATTGTTGCAAATCAGCACCAGCACTCAAAGCAGAACCAATTATTTTTCCAATTCCTGCAGCCGCAAGTGCTCCACTTAAAGCAGAGACGAGCGATGCGCCAAGACTTGACCCGGCAGACCTACCTGCGCTATCAACTTCGCCACCCAATAATTTTGAAATCGAACCACTAATGCCTTTTGCAGACGGGACTATCTGCACATAAGCAGAACCTAAATCAGTCGCCATGCTCCTCACCTCCAATCTCTATTTCTAGGGCACGCATAGCACGTTCAAACTCCTCACCAGAAGAAAAAACACGTTCCTCACGTTCCACTTTCGACCCTTCCAAGGCTTGAGCGACAGAGTTTGGACGATTCCGTCCGGCCTGTCCGTCCTTAGTTTTAGCCCAAAAGAGTAAGCGAACCGTATCATAGATACCTGCAAGCAGCAGAGTATCCAAGTCTTCCTTCTGACCAGACAAGACCTTCTTAATCCGTGATGACTCACTTAAACCACAAGCAAAAACAGCTACCCGATTTATAGGTAGCTGTCGATAATCATATATGCCATAGGTTTCAGCCAAATCACAGACAAGAGCATCCTCATCTACCGCAATCATTCTGGCGAGGATTGCGAGTTTTTTAAGTCTTTGACTTGTTCGAAAATGTCCTTAATTTCAGCACCAAGAGCAGAAATTGGCACCAGCCCTTTTTCTGTACGGACATGGTCCTTGAGTTTCTTCGCTTCGTCACCGAGTAATAAATTGACAATCCGAATCATGGCACCACTGTCTCCAGATTCTTCAGCAGCGATTGCCTCAAAAAGCTCATAGTTTTCCAAACGGTCTTGGTCAATGCTAAGCACAAGACCTGTACTAGTTTTTACTTCAAACATTCAAACCTCCTTACGATGACGATGGCGAGCTTGTTCCTGTTGACTCGCTAGCTCCCTTAATGTACTCATAGTGTGTATTGCCTTTGCTATCTGGCAAGGCTTGGATAGTCGTTTCATATCCAGCCAACTCACTGTCAGCATAAGTAATTTCTCCGACTTCCAATACCTTAGCGTTCGGAATGACAATACGCTTCTTAGCACCATTTTTCAGCAGCATGTCAACAACCAACGGATGTACAGGCAATTCTTGTGAATTTACTTTGACTGTAATTCCAGTTGCCAGGTCACCACTCACATTTTCAGGACCGTAGACTTCTTTCAAAACATCCACATTTAAGACCTCAATCAGAGTATACTTAAACTTATCCGATTTGCCTGTTTGTGAAATATCTACTACATCACCACCCCAAGCTTTCAACTCTTCTGTCTCGCGAGTATCCTCGTTGGTCAAACCATCCTCTGAGATATACCCAAGGTTCTTAAACGCTGTATTCAGCTTGACCGTTGCATTAGTCGGCAGGCTTGTTCCTGTTGGAGCTGACGAAATCGCCCCAGCAATATCAGGCTTTGCTGACGACACAAGTTTTGCATCTGTCATTTAATTTTCTCCTTTTCAAAAATAAATAAAATCAACCACCGCTTGATAGCGATAGCGTTTGGTTTCGGTATCTGTAAAATTATAGTCCGAGTTCAATTCAACCCTGCTGATAGACGGCAATTCCACCATTTTTTCAATCGCTTGCTTGACCTCTTCATTTAACATCGCTGACTCAGCCAAAGATGGTCCGTACGATTGGATAGCTAAGGTTGCCTGATTCAGATGATTCTTCTTACCACCTCTCGTCTTTTCAAAAATCACAAAACGCTCAGGCGTTTCCTTCTGATGTTCCGTATAGACAGGCACAGAAAGATGCTTGGTCAAAAAGTTCAATGTGATTACTTCAATCATGACTTCACCGCCTTTAGTAAGGTATTGTGCTTCTTGTTGTCCCGCTTAGCTTTTATACTATCCGCATAAACCATGGCGTTTGCACGAGTCTTACCGACAAAAATGTCCGACTCATACCCATCGCCTGCACGGTTTCGGATAGCATTTGCCTTTTCAGTCAAAACTGCCTGCATCTCAGGCGACTTTAACAAGTCACGGACACCTGCACGGTTCAACTTAAATTTCATGCTAGCCATATCGTTCCACCTGCACTTTCTTATTCCATTCAAGCGGGACCAGATGTTCAAGACCTTCCAGCGGCTCACCAACCGTTCGCCAACGCTGACCGAAAAAACGAACTTCCTTGTTCGTCCAGTTGTGAACATCGCCTTTAGGAATTGCAAGAGTATAGACAACTTTCTTTCCTGTCAGATTGATTTGGTTGGTAATATCCTCGGTTGTTGCAGGCGCAACCAAGACATTTTCGACAACGATCTCCACATCTGCAGTCTTTGGATGACCAAACGAATCCTTGCCAATGACCTGTTTGTCAATTAAGATAATCGGTATCCCTTTAATCCGTCCCATAAATATCCCTCGCTCCAAAACGTTGTTTCTTCAGTCCCAATCGCTTCAGCTCGCTATCTTTGATAAAGAGCCCTCCACCAGGTACCAGATAAGACCCAGAGACAGAGTAACCAAGGGCTGACTCGGAATACTGCGTCATAGGTTCCTGGTCGGTCGAAGTCATAAGAGTACGTGCGACAACATCAATAGTCACAGACTTAACCACTGTTGCGAAATAAGGCTTTGCTTCGACCATCTTGTCGAGGTCTTTGCCTACTTTCTCAGCCTCAACCCTAAGAGAGTCAGAAACGACTTTTAAAAGCGCCCCTGCTCTCTTGGTTTCGGCCGGTTTTAGTTCCCGCCACAATGTGGACAAGTCTTCAATTGTAGCGAATGGTTCCATGGATTACTCCTCTTCTGATTTAGCAGCTTCCAGCAATTCCAAGAGCTCTGCTTTTTGTGCTTTCTTGTTGTACTCAATGCCGAGTTCATCAAGTTTTTCCTTAAGCTGTGGAACAGTCAAATTTTCAATAGCTTCTTCAAATTCTGAAGCAAGTACCCAGTTTCCACCTGAAACAACACCATTTGCTTCTATTGTTGCGCCAGTTTTAGTATTCATATACAAAGTCATACTAGCCACCAACTTTCACGATTCGTGCAAAGCTATCTGCATCCATGATGCCCCAACCAATGTACGCTTCACAGCGGATATATACTTGGTTATAACCTTTAAGATCGCGTCCAGTATTATCTGGGTCACCGTATTTAATGATTTCCATTGGGACTTCTTTGGCATAGCCCCACTTAAACATTGTTTCAAAGTCACCGACAATAGCAACGTCTTTTGGATCTGTCATGCTATAAGATGTTGTACGGTTTTTATCAACTTTCAAACCGTTGATGGTATCTGGCACACCACCCCAAGCTAGGTCAGGATAAAGTTTTCCACCTTCAGCATTTTTTAATTTAGAAAGTGCAGTTGTAAAGATCGGGTCAAGGATTGCTCCTGTGATATCACGTTCTGATCCGTCAATCAGACCCACAGCATCTTCCATGTTTCCATCTGGGTCACCTTCAGTAAAATTGACTGTTTGAGTAACTTTCTTATCAAAGCAGTTATTACCAATGATTGCAGATGCTTGTTTCGTGCGTGGATTGATTCCGTGAAAACTCATGATATCGAGACCACGAGCCAGTTTCTTAGCGAACCCGTCCGTAAAATCACTCAGCATATCAATTTTTGCTTCTTCAGAGGCATATAAAAACTCATCTGATACACGAGCCCCATACTCAACTTTTAGAGGGACGATAGTTACTGGTTCAAGTGTTACGCCACCATGCGTTTTTTTTCCATTTTCTGCAACGATATCAATGTCCGAATCAAAATCAAAAGTAAACTCTTTTTGACCATTAAATGGGATTGGCTTTTGCGGTGATAGCTTAGCGATAGACGAGTGACCTTTTACTTTGCTGATAACTTCTGTGACGAGTTTTTCGTCAAATAGTGTTCCTTTTGACAATTGTGCTTCTGCCATTTTATATTTCTCCTTTAATCTTCAAGTCCTAGGTTCTGAACCATTCCTCTGAATAGTTCACGGTTGTTATTGGCATCTTTTGGAACATTCGGCTCCGTTGATGCCATTGGCGGTGTTGGTTCTGTCGGCTTCATAAAGCTAGCCAAACGTTCGGCATCTGCCTTGATGGCTTCCTCATCATCTCCTGCAAGACGGTCAGCAAGTTCAATCGGTAAGCCATTGGCAACTGCTACACGCAAGCGCAAGTCTTTGCCTTCGTAAGTTTTGACTTGACCTTGCAGCTCTGCAATTTGTTTTTCTAAATCAGATGTACTTGCTTTAGTTGATTCAGCTGCAGATTTCAACACACCGTTTTCTTTTTCAAGTTCTGAGACACGATTTTTCAACTGATCATAATCAGCGTATTTTTCTTTTTGACGCCCTAAGCGTTCACCGATAATGTGATCAAGTTCTTCCTGTGTTTCGATTGGTTTAAATGACATAATTAACGTCCTTTCTCCGCATTTTCCCGTGCGTTCGGTAATTTTTGTCCATTAAAAAAGCACCCATTTTCTGGATGCTACTTTTAATAACTGATTCTTTGCTTTCTTTTAGGCTTCGTCATGTAGCAAGCCCAGTGCGCTAGCAAAGCACTATCCATTAAGCTGATGTCTCGGTCATCATAAAGGGACTTGTAACCAAATCCCCCGTTCGAGCCTATATTCCGTTTATCACAATTGGTCACAACATCAGTCAAAGAAGGCTGGTTAGCATGTCTTAGAGTTTCCTGAACAATAGCTTGTTCCCAGACAGAGTTGGCCGTGATGATTTCGTTGACTGTCGGCATGATTGGCTTCCTAAGTTTGAAATCTTTCATTTCGTTTGCTAATAGTGTTTGCCCGTTCGCTCCATCAACCACAACCTTCTCAATGTCTGCGGTTTGCAAAAAGTTGATGATCCACTGCATGCCATTTCGGACAGATTGACAGTCAATCACTTCAGTGAAGATTTTCTTGTCGTCCGTTCGTGCTGCAATAGCCATAGACACATTTGCCCCATCTTGACCATACTTGATACCAACGAATAGTTTTCCTGTTAGCTCTGGCACCGCCTCAACCTCAAGCCTCTTCCACTCATTTTCAGAGATAGCAGATTTTCGGTTAAAGCTTGGCCAGTAACCTAAACGCTGAATATTATGGTCAAGTTCGTCATCTCCAATTTCAGCCTTGATTTTACGCTCGGTTAAGTGATAACCAAGAGACGGATTGGTCAAATACCATGAGTCAGTATCGTTGACATCCTTGATATCTTCGACTGACCACTCAGACCAACCCGAGTATTCGCTTTTGCCAGCTAAAACCTTTGTTCGGTAGTTGGTAAAAACAGTTCCTGTTGATACCATGGTTGGTGGTGTTCCACACATAACCGTCATAGGGTTATCACTGTCCGTTACCGTGTATTTCAAAGCTGATTCTTGTTCGGCTGTGTATTCCTGAGCTTCATCTATAATCAGCAAATCAAAACCTTCACCAAGACCGCCATTGGCTGTCCGAGTTCGGTATTGTATCACTGACCCAGTAGATTTAAACTCAATCCGTTCCTGCCCCTTTGCCTTGTTAGAGACAAAGTCAACATCATCCACGTATCCCATGTCCTCCAGAAGTTTTTTTAACGCTTCAAAAGAAGAATGAGACGTGCTGATTCTGTGTGCAGTGTGCAAGATTTTCAATCCATGGTGTAAAGCCCACAACTCAAGCATATAGACGTCTTCTGTTTTACCGTTTCGCCGTGGAATAGCATACCCGTATTTCTGATGTACCCAAAGGCCTTCGGTATCAATTCCCATGATATACTCAAGCAAATTGACCTGCCAAGGATAACAGCTGCGACCTGTTTTCTGATAAAGTTCTATAGCCTCATGGGCCAGACTTTCAGCATAATGTAAAGTTACCGATTGAGTTGGACGCTGATTGCCAAGCCTTGTTTTCGTCTTAGTAACCATAGCTTATCCTTTCAATCGTTATTGCATGATAACCCTATCGCTGGGAGATATTCGGATCACCTCCTAATCTTTTATAACTCGATTCGAAACCTTAGCATAAACATCTACATAAGTTTCTGCTTTATCGCCATTATGAGTTACTTCCGCATAGTTACCACACTCCTCATCAGACTTGATTTGACTAGTGCTGACTAATGCTTTCCAGTTTTGCAACGTCTTACTAAACCAGACTACAAAACAGTCTTCTGCTTTAATTTCACGACCAGAGAGACGTGAAAACTCTTGCGACGCTAATTCTTTTGCTTTTTCTAACATACTTTTCTCCTTTATTTACGACTAAACCAAGATTTCTTAGTATTGCTATTGGCTACTTGCTTCTCGATTTTGTCAAATCTCGAATTGGTTGCTTGTGCATTGCGTTCGATAATCGAACGTAGTTCAATGATTTCTTTTGCTTGCTCAACAATTTTACGATTCTGCTCAGTCACATCCGACATAAGCACATGCACACGAGTGAGACACTCAGCTAGCTTATTTTCAAGCTCACGCTTTTTCTTAATCCGCTTATTCATAGCGCCCTCCTTTCTGTTTTTCTGCAACAAAAAAGCACTCGATATCTCGAATGCTTATCCCCACCCAAACGACAACTCTTTACGATAGGTCCCGTCTTGGTTTTTAAAATTTTGTAAAAATTTCCCTAAATACTTCATGCTCGCATCGTCAAATGTATTTACACGAATATCTTTTGTTTCCGGATTAAAAACAAGCGTTTGCTTATGCTCCTCCTTGTTTTCAGGGTAAATCTCATAGTGATAAAAACCATCGTCACTAATATCTATTAAAACAAATCTTAAATACATACCTTTACCCTTTCTTTTTAAATTCGTCGACAGCTTCGGAGTAATTAAATAATTCATCTACTTTTTTGTGAGCTGTATCATAATCCAACTTGCTACTCACATACATATAATCATGTTCTAAGCGTTCATGCTTCAGCAAAATTAAATCATGTGGTTGAATGTTTTTTCCAGAAATCAATCTATCCCATGATTGAGCCATGTCAATATCTGGTGCAAACAACCCATTCCCATAATTCAACTCATGAACATTATTAAACACATGATCGAACGCTTTATCAACATCATCTTTTGAAAAGCCATTCATTTCTTTGAACTTCCCAATGTTCGAATAGATTTTACGTTTTTCCAAATCTTGATTGCTGTTTTTTATCCTGTCGTAGGTTAAATAAGCATGTTTTTCGGCTTTAATAAAATCCTTTGGCAAAAGCTCGTCGTTTGAATCATCACGAACATAATTCTTTGCGCCAGCTTGAACAAGTAGTCCGATGCCTTTCCTTTCCTCTATTTTAGCATTTTTTAAAGGATCAGACCAACGTTTTGAGTGTGCATTCTGTTTTTTGCCGTTTCCTGGGTGATAATCAACAGTACACCTGCACCGATTATGCCTCCTCCAAACATCCTTTGGAACATCTGGATAGTTATAAACCCCAACAACAGCCCTACACCATTTACAACAATTACCACTTTCTTTTCTGACAACTTTAGGTGTCAACCCTGCCTTGGCATGAAAATCCGCATTCGTTTTGATACTATCATCCACAATTGACTGGGTAAAATTGACAATCGGTTCTTTCAGCAACCACGACACTTTTTCAAAATCAACTTCAGATGACAAGCGGTTGACCAAGCCATCAACTCTATCTTGATTGAATTTCGGAACTTGGACTTTTAGACCGATATTAGCTTCCTTGTTCAAGTTCGCTTGGACTTGTCCTGTAAAGTCGCTCACAAGCTCAAAATTTTTTCCTAGCACGTCATTCAGTAAACGTTGGCCGATATTGTAATACATTTTTCCATCTGGCAACCTATCGCCCGTAACAGATGAGCCAAGAGCTTCTGCTAAGAGGTCTCCAAGCTCAATGGCAAAATCATTTGCTGTGGAATAGGTTGCCTTTTTGTTTTTGAGCTTGGCAAAAGCAGAGCTGATAATGTCACTTTTTCCATAGGAAGCTTCAAACTTATCCTGAACTTCTTTCAGTAAGCTAGGTAAGATATCATCATTCATTTGCTAGCACCTCCGCTACCTTTGGAGTGGCTGACATATCTCCTTCAATC